GGCGCATCCGCCTCCGACAAGAAGGTGGGTCTGTTACTGACCCCCTCCAGCAGGGTTGGTTACCTGCCACGTCCCTTAAAAGGGACGTGCCCTCCTAGGCTTGGTGCTGACGGCCATAGGACGTCCTGAACGCACCAAGTGCTCCCTGTCTTGAAAAGGGTCATCCCCTCTTTTCAGGAAGAACTTGAGCAGGGCACCGTATCCATCCAAATTACTTGGAGGGATTTCGGCCTGGACTACATAACCCGTGACAAGCGGGGAATGCAGTCGGGGATCATAGCTCTGGGTTTCATACCCCAGAAAACTATGTCTGCCCAACACAGCGCTTGACTCAGCGACGACGGGATACAGCAGCTGCCCCTTTGAAGAGGTCAGCAAGCTGCTCAAGAAGTCGTCGAGAGCCTCCACAACTCTCCAGTAACCAGACTTGTAACACTGGTTCCTGAAGGAGACTGTGGAAATAAGCGCAGATGCGTCCTGCCGTCGGGCAGGTAGTACTTCGCGCACGCGGACTATTGATACGTCCTCACCCGCGTAGTACTCCTTACCACAAGACTCCCTGAACCTTCCGGTCCAGTAAGACTTGTCGGTATTGACTCGAAGACCAAAATCTTCGAGCTTCCCAACGACGGCAACGGCGTATTCCGCGGGGACGATGATATCGTCCCCGTAGACACGCACCTTTCCAGCAAGACCATGGATGGTCTTCCTGGACATCTGGCGTCTGAGCGCATCTTCGATCCCGCAGAGAACGATGGTCGCGAAGACCATCGCCTCAACAGGAAAGCAGAGCGCTGAACCCATAGACGCAAACTTGGCCAAACGGATCACTCCGTGGCCAGGCACATCAGCCTTCCGTGATCTGCACGCATCAATGGCCCCGCTAGCATGAGGCCAAAGATCGAACAGGGCACGTACGAGCTGATTCGAGACGCGATCGGAAGCTTCGCTGAGATCCAGCGTCGCGAGGTTCCCTGTAAGGGACCCTTTCCGTGCCATAGACCTGTTAGGGTCTTGGTCCGAGAATCCGATAATCCACCGATAGGGGTTTGTCTGCCCCTCCAGGTGAGATACAAGAGACTCAGCTACGGCCTGCTGCGCATATTGCATCGCGGTAGGCTCGACAGCTATGACTCGAGGCGTCTTGAGCGTCTTTGGAACGGTGACGACCCTTACGGGCCGTTCCGCTCCAGGTTCGAGGATGTCCACATGGTCGAAGTCCTGGTATGCCCGCGTCGAAGGTGCAACAAAACCCTCGAGAAACGGAAACCAGGCTTCAAGCCTTGAGGTCCATTCCCGCTGTTCATACTTCTGGTTTCCCAGAAGTTTGTCAGCGGTGGCCCCAGGCCCATGCTTTGGGACTAGCTCGCCATCGTAGACCTCACGGTCTACGGCTGTAATGACGGGCGCCCAAAGGAGCCGACCAACCCTCTGAAACTGAGCAAGCTCAGTTTCAGAGAGACTAAGGTCGGTCTCTCGGATATCCTGCTCACACTTGACGAACTGTGCAATGGCTGCCTTGGTGCGCTCTTCCGAGCACTCCAAGTTTATCTTCGCGAACATCAGAGTAATCTGACGTATCGCTTGGATGGCATCCACGCTAGGTTCGTCAAGCAGACGACCAGAAGCACGGTCGAACACGAGATCGAGGAAACCTCCTAGAAATAGGGGGAGACCTCCTTTCCAAGGGAAACCCTTGAAAAGATGGCGATCTACCCATCCTTGGTCAAGACTTTTTTGGAAGTCTTTTCCATATCCGGGTAAGGCTATCGTGAGAAACGATAGACCCTCGTGATCGACACGGGCCTGGGCCTTTTTGAGGTCCAGGTCGGTGCTCACGCCACACCAGGTGCCCCTATCTAGGAGCACCTCCTGCAAGAGACACATGAGGCTTTTCACAGCCCCCCTTCCTAACGGTAGGGTGATGCTGTCCCGAGCCTTGTGCGTGTCCGACCAGATTGGTCACCCCGAGGGAATCTCCCTCGGGCCAGTCACCGGGCAACTCCTCCCGGAGAGGCCTTACGACTCGCCACCAAGGAACTTGGTGACGTTCGCACCGGAAGATGCAGTCAGCCACGCCGTCAAGGCGTCGATGATCTGCTTCTGCTCGACGACCGTGAACCCGGTAACCGGAACGTCCGCCACGATGTAAGTGCTCATCGTGTACGGAACGTTCTGGGCCGGGAACAGCGGATCGGCGGCAGTCTTCCGGAAGTCAACGCGTGCAGTCCGTCGCGTACGCTTTCCGTAAGCGGACGAGATGGACAGCTTCAGATTGCCGTCGTCCTTACTATAGACGGCGCCATTCTGATTCGTCGTAATCCTCGGAAGAGGATTAGCGACAGCGTTGACAGTCAGGGACTGGGGATCGGTGAACAAGGCATGACTCCAGCAGGGATGCGGTGTCGACCACTGGTTGTGGTTCGATCACCGTGGGGATGGACTCCGGCATGAATAGAGGGAGTAAGAGACTTACTCCACCTACCACTCCGGCTGCCATGAACCAGAGATAACACCCATAAGGTGCACTCTCTACGACGGGTTCTGTCATTACAGAGGGACCGTCGTTCAAGAAGCGGTCAAACCGTTTCCAGAGGTTCACAGCATTCTCCCGCCCTTAGATAAACCAAGGGCGCCGAGAATGGCCCACTGACGCGGAGTAAACTCCGTATCAGGATCCAGGCCAAACCCGTAAGGGGTCGCCTTGACTCGCTTCTTCACATCAGTGATGAAGGTCTGAGACAAGGGACCGGAGGAGTTACCTTTAAGGCTAACCCCTTCGGCCAGGTAGGTGTCACGGCATGTGTAATGACACATGACGTAACCCCACCTCAAGACAAGGCTGTCTCGGCCAAGTGCTGAGATGTTATGGAACACATCGCCAGCGTTACCGAACCAATCTGCAGCCCAACTCCAGGGTGCAAGCTCCCATAGGGTCTCCGGCGTAAGCCGGATCCCGAACAGCCTGTTCAAGCGCTGTTCTGCTGCACGCATCTTATCGACGGCACGATCACCGTCCTGATAATGATACGTGTAGCAACCGGAAAACCAATACTCGTAAGTTTCCTCACGAGTAAGGGTTAGCTTGCCCGGACTGGTCGAATACGGACTGGCTACGCCAGTACGTAACGCCGGTGATCCGTACCAGTTGGTACTGACCACAGACGTAGACACAGTCCTCTCGACTGGGAAGGAGTAGCGCCGTCGTATAAGACGGCCGGAGTCGCGCTTTAACTGCTCAATCGCCTCCGAAGAGGTGCGAGCAGCATCTCCGAACTTTCGGAGATCATTGACGAAGGGAAGGATACCGAAGGCACCATTCAGGTACTCATCACCTAGTGATGAAGCCCTCTTGGTGCCTATCAGTCTCCGCCCCGGGACGGCCGGAAGGCCCTCCCGGAGTTCGCCAATGAATTGTGCGACCCCAGCTACGGGATTCGTTGGAATCGTACGCGCAATTGCAGTTGATCCCTTAGCGATCATCTTCTGAAGAAGATCGCCAGGGACTGCAGGAAACGCGGACGATGTTGGCCCAACGTTGTGGTCCTTAGCAACCCAAGGACCATCATATCGGTAACTAATTCCAGATGCAGAAGCCGAAGAGCTGACCATAGGTAACCGGCCAGTCTCAACGAACTTCTTCACCGTTTGGAAATTGTTACCGAAATCCCCGCGCCGCAGCGTCTCAGCGTTCTTCAACGGAATACCCAATTTCTTGGATTTCCGCTGAAGGCGCTGATACGCTAACCATGCGGCGCCCTTCGTAGACGTAGTCGTCTCCTCACCTACTAGCTGGTACGGGTAGTTGGTAACACTCGTACCTGCTGTCGTAGTCAGTGAAGATGAGCCAGAACCGGGCTGTAAAGCCACGATCTGACGCTTCTTCACGTGAGGGTCGGTTACGGACATGACTGGAGTTCTCCTTGCGGGTGAAGGGGTAGGTTGTGCCGTTAACGGGAAGTTAACGGGTAGCAACCTCCCCAGAAGACGACCACGCGATTGGAAACCGCGTGGTTCGTGGCGCGTTAGCACCGGGAGGGTCCCCTTACAGGGGC